AGGCGATTTCGTCATGGCTGATGAGGGCGGCAAGGCTTACGCTATCACATCTATCACAACCACAGAGAAAACCCATGACACAATCAAGGTCGGAACCACTCTTGGCGTGAAGATTGAGAAAGGCGGCTTTATCATTGAAGCCGCAGCGGAATCGGCAGAGAAAACCTCAAAACTGAAATACACCCCGCTTTCACTTGTCGGAACAGGCAAGCCCATCGCGCAAAACTCAAATCTTGACACGGACGGTTGGCTTATTGGCGTGACAAAGGGTAACCCGCTTCCTGAATGCGTGATGAAACACCTCAAAGGTATCATAAACTATTAATCGTAAGTAATTTATGGGAACTATTGTAAATACAATGATTCAGGGTTTGACCGAACAAATGGTTCAAGCCCGTCTGAACTCGGCTGACGCTTCGGGCTTCCTTTTCGGAAAGCACTTCCCCGTTAAGAAAGTCAACGGCTTCAACTGGAAAACCTTAACGAACCAGCTTGAAAAGAAGAATGTCGCCGCCGACCTGCATACCGATAACGGAACTATCATGCGTAAACGCCGCCCGATATTCGAGAGCGCACGTGGAGATATTCCGTTTATCTCTATCAGCCGTGAACTTTCACGTTCTGAAATCAAAGATTATCAAACGGCTTTGGCTTTCGCTCAGGATGAAGATGCGACCAAACTTGTTGAATATTGGGGCAATGATGTTGACTTCTGTTTCAACGGCGTTCAGTCTGAGGAAGAATACATTGCATGGAAACTCGCTTCAAACGCTGGCGTGCTTAAATTTACAACCACCACGAACGCAACCTATGCCAATGAATTTGACCTTGACTATGACGTGGATGATGAGATGAAAACCAAATCATCCGTTGATTGGAACAGCAAGTCAACTGCTGACATTATCGGCGACCTTGCTAAATTCGTGAAGTTGGGTAAGGAGCATAACCTGAACTTAAAGTTCGCTTTCATCAACTTGGATGAACTGTACAAAATCTGTTCTGCGGAACAAATCATTAAACAGTGCGCTTCTTTCGCCGCCAACGCTCTCGGTATCTCTCAAACACCTGATTTGGCTGCTGTAAATACCATGCTCGCAAAACAAGCATGGTTGAACGGTATTCAACTGCGTGTTATCGACCAAACCATCACCCGTGAATTTTCAGACGGTTCACAGACTTCTGGCAACCCGTTTGAGAACAGCCGTATGATTTTGTCAGAAAGTGAAATACTCGGTTCCACGCAGTATGACATTCTTCAAGAAAATGAAGAAACAATTCTGAGAGCCGTGCGTGCCCATACAGTCGTGAAGAAGTACGGTACGATTGAGCCTAAGAGCGAGGTTACAATCGGTCAGGCTGACGCTATTCCTGTATTTGATACGGCTTACCGTAACATCTACGTGAGAACGGACGCACAAGATTGGGATTAAAGACGGTTGACCTATGGCAAAAGTTATCGAAGCATTGAAAGGGCTGAACTCGTACCCAATTCCTCTCCGCACGCTCGTTGAAACAGCGGAGAAACGGGGGCTGAACCTTGACACGGAAACGACAGCGGAAATCCTGAAAGGAAAGGCATACAACCTTGCAGCCGCTGACATCTTTCTGTGGCTGTCTTTCGCCCCTGACGTGTCTCAGGGCGGTCAGTCCTATTCATTCACGGACGAACAAAGAACGCAACTCCGCAATCACGCCAAAGCCTTGTACAAAGACTTTGACGATGACAGCGGCAGCGCAAACAAACCTATTTACGGATATAAAGGTTCTCGGCTATGATTATTCAAAACGGAACAATCGAATTCAAGACAAAGACAGCGGGCGGGATTGACCCTGAAACGGGTTATCCCGTCAAACAGTCTTCCATGGCATGGGGCGAACCTGTTCCATGTCAATTCAAGGCGAAGAAGTTCAACCAACTCGGAATTATCAAGGGGGAACACTTCACGGTAGCTTCCTATGAAATCCTGATTGAAGAACAGCCCGTTCCATCGGAACAGCTACGCTTGAAAGACTTGTCAGGAAAAGAGATTGGCACGTTTTCAATCATTCAGGCAGAACCGCTTGAAGCCGTGTGCGAAGTAAGAATTTTGGTCTAAAGCGATGTGCGGCTGTATGTCGTCTTTTCTTTTTCAACCCGGTCAAACATACCAATAAGAAAAGTAAACGACACATGCGCCGATTTCGCAAAAAATAACTGAGAAGAATATGCCTATCACACAACTAACACCGATGTCGGAGATTGACAGATACACGGAACAGCAGCTTGAAAGGCTGAAACAAGTTCTTATCCGAAACCTGATGTATATCGGGGAGACAGTCTTGAACAGGGCACGTTCAACCAATTCTTACAAAGACCGCACGGGCAACCTGAGAAGTTCAATCGGCTACGTTATCACGGTTGACGGGCGAATAATCCATTCATCCAGCTTCCAAACCGTGAAACAAGGCAAGGACGGTTCTTCAAAGGGGGCAGCGTATGTGAAAAGCCTCGCAAGAAAATTCCCGCAGGGGATTTGCCTTATTGTCGTGGCTGGTATGAACTACGCTTCTTATGTGTCCGCAAAAGGGCTTGACGTTCTTGACAGTTCAGAACTTCTTGCCGAGCGTCTTGTACCGCAAATGTTGAAGCAACTCGGATTTAATTAAACAGAATTTATATGGCTAAAACTTCAAAACAGATTCAAGGGGATGTGTACCGACTACTGCAAGACAGCGTTCTTTCGGGAATGATTTCAGGCGAGGTTTACAGAAGCGGTTACCGCCCCCGTGACAGTAACAGAGAAGATGCGGTGGTAATCTTCACAACGGGCTTGCCTGACGAAGTTCAGACAGGTGTCGTTACCGTGAATATCTATGTACCCGATACTGACTTGTACGGAAACGGGGTTCTCGTTGAAGACGGTCAACGGACAGAAGAAATTGAGCGTCTCGCCAATGATTGGGTCAACAGCCTGACCGCCGATAAGTCTTGTTATAAATTCAGGCTTCAACAAACCATTTACACGGAGGCTGAACCTGACATCAATCAGCATTTCATCGTTGTGAAACTTCATTACGAGTTCTTCGGCAGCGATGATGCGCCTCTAAATATCAAATAAATTGTAGAACATTAAAAACGAATAAGTTATGGCAGTTTTATCATGGGGTAAGTGTGGATTAGAAACCACACCGTCCGTAAACGGGGCTCCCGATGCGGCAGCACAATGGAAAGCCATTGACACTCCTAAAGAAAACACAACAAAGATTACCCCCACAGCGGGAACAGAGAAGACCGCCACGGAAGAGGGCGGCGAACTTGTTGATGTCCGTTATGGCAAGAACACCTATACGCTTGAATTTGACTTGTTTGTCAAAAAAGGTATGCAACGCCCGTTTGAAGACAATGACGGATTGATTACAGGAGAACACGCTTTCCGCATCACTCCTGAAGATGAAGAATGCGAGGGCGCACAGATTGACCGTGCCGTGGTTCGCTGTGATGAAAGTTATTCAACGGAAGATGGTAAAATGCTTCATTACGTTGCACGTTGCCTGAAACCCAAGACGGGCAAAACCGTGAAGCCTTACACAAAAGGGAGTGAGTAAGAATTTTCAGCGGGGTTGATACACTGGTTTATCCACCGTGAAGCCTGAACGCCTTTCCCGGTTGCATGTCGGTTCGATTCCGACCCCCGTCTCTAATCATAACTTAGAAATTCGTCAGATATGAATAAGACAATAGAACAAACGGTTGCTGAAACCATCCTTGAACAACCTTTTGAAGTCAAGGTAGGAGAAAAGTCATATCAGGTTGCCTCCGCAAGCACGGCAACCCTCATACTTGTTTCAGAAGCGATTTCACAACTTCCACATATTGCGCTTGACACGGAGAAGGTCGTTGAAGAAACATTATCCGTAGCGAAAGACTGCCGTATTCTCGGCGATATAGCGGCTATTCTCATTCTTGGTGCAAAGAACATCACAGAAAAGAAAAAAGTTCCGCAAATCAAAGAAAAACGGCATCTGTGCGGGCTTATTCGCCGACCATACACGGTTGAAGTTGAAATTACCATTGACAAGAAAGCGGAACTCGCAAAAGAGCTTCTTGAAGATGTCTCCCCGAGGGAACTGAACTTGATTGTAAGCCAAATCTTATCAAGAATGCAGATAGCCGATTTTTTCGGGCTTACCACTTTCCTTGTAGAACTCAATCTTCTTCATCCGAGGAAAGTGGAGAACTAAATGACAGCATTTGGGCTGTCGTAGGCGGTTTTGCAAAAGGCTACAATCTGACCTTTGACTATGTTTTGTACAATATCAGCTATACGAACATGATAATGTACGGGGCTATTCTCCCGACATACGATAAAAAGAAAAATGACGGGAAAAAGGATGAAGGACAAAAAGTTATCAAGGCAGATGACCCAAGAAACAAAGAAGAAGTAAGGAAATTTTTTGAAACCTGTGATTAAAGGCAGAAACAATGAACAACGATAAAGGAAGACTGAATTACGGTGTCGGGCTTGACAACTCCCAGTTAAGGGTAGGCGTAGCCGAATCACGGCGTTTGCTCCAAGGCATAGGGCAGACAGCGGTTGACGAAGGCGCAAGGATTGACGATTCATTCAAAAGAATCGGCAGGACTATCGCCGGAGTGTTTGCCGTGTCTCAGATAAAAGATTTCATCACGCACGTTGCGACTGTCCGTGGAGAATTCCAACAGCTTGAAATCGCTTTCAAAACCATGCTCGGCTCTGCGGGTCAGGCAGATGTTTTGATGACCCAGCTTGTCAAGACAGCCGCCACAACTCCGTTCGGTCTGAAAGACATCGGTCAAGCCGCAAAACAGCTTCTTGCCTACGGTGTCGCTGCAAATGACGTGAACAGCACTTTGATACGCCTCGGGGACATCGCCGCCGGGCTTTCAATCCCTATCAACGACCTTGCCTATCTGTACGGAACGACAATGGTTCAGGGACGTTTGTACACACAAGACCTGAACCAATTCTTGGGGCGTGGTATTCCTCTTATGGAAGAACTCGCAAAACAGTTCGGCGTAGCTGAAAATCAGGTCAAACAACTTGTAGAAGACGGAAAAGTCGGATTCCCCGAAGTTCAGAAAGCCATTGAGAACCTGACCAACGAGGGCAGTAAGTTCGGCGGTCTTATGGAAGCTCGGTCAAAAACAATCACAGGGCAGATTTCAAACATTGAGGACGCAATCGACACAATGTTCAATACCATAGGTCAGTCACAGGAGGGGGTAATAAACACCTCTCTTGGTCTTGTCTCAACCCTGATTGAGAACTGGGAAACAGTCGGTAACATCCTTTTGACAATCATCGCTACATACGGAGCATATAAAGCCGCCGTTATCGCTGTCGCAGCCGCACATAAATTGATGAACATTTGGGGAACTGTTAGTGCTTTTCTGTCTCTAACAACCTCTATACGTTCTGCCAAAGACGCTATGTTGCTTTTCAACATGGCTGTAAAAGCAAATCCGCTTGGTTTGGTTCTGTCTGTTCTTGCAGCCGCCGTGACAGCTTTCCTTGCTTTCAGAAAATCAACGAACGAAGCCGCTGACGCTCTGAAAAAGGAACGTGAGGAAGCCGAAGCGTTCAACAAACAGGTTAGCGAATCAGCGGGCAAAGCCATTTCAACGTATACCTTAATTCCGCAACACTATTATAAATATAACTTTTTAAGTACCTGAGCAACAAAAAGTTGCCCAGGATTTTGCCGTGTCAGATTTTTCACTTATCTTAGTGTTGCAATTAGAAAACAAGCGAAAATCGTAACAAGGCATGGCAAAGGTACAAATAAAATCTGAGAAACTCACACCTTTTGGAGGAATTTTTTCAATCATGGAGAAATTTGACTCCATGCTTTCACCCGTTATCGACTCAACACTGGGTCAGAGATGCCGCAGTATCATCGGATATCAGTTCAGCGAGATAGTCCGTTCGCTGATGAGCGTTTATTTCTGTGGCGGCTCATGCGTGGAAGACGTAACGTCACAACTGATGCGCCATCTCTCGTATCATCCTACCCTTCGTACATGCAGCTCTGATACCATCCTCAGAGCCATCAAGGAACTGACACAGGAAAACATCTCCTATACTTCCGACCAAGGCAAGACCTATGATTTCAATACTGCAGACAAACTCAACACATTGCTTATAAACGCTTTGGTTTCTACAGGCGAGTTGAAGGAAATTGAGGAATACGATGTTGACTTTGACCATCAGTTTCTTGAAACGGAGAAGTATGATGCAAAACCGACCTACAAAAAGTTCCTCGGCTACAGGCCTGGCGTATATGTTATCGGTGACAAGATAGTCTATATCGAGAACAGCGATGGCAACACGAATGTGCGTTTTCATCAGGCAGACACCCATAAGAGATTCTTCGCTCTTCTGGAATCCCAGAACATCCGTGTAAATCGCTTCAGGGCAGACTGCGGTTCCTGCTCGAAGGAAATCGTCAGTGAGATAGAGAAGCATTGCAAACATTTCTACATCCGTGCCAACCGATGCAGTTCGCTCTACAATGACATCTTTGCTCTGAGAGGATGGAAGACGGAGGAGATTAACGGCATCCAGTTCGAACTCAATTCCATTCTCGTTGAGAAATGGGAAGGCAAGTGCTATCGTCTTGTCATCCAGAGACAAAGACGCAACAGTGGCGACCTTGACCTATGGGAAGGCGAATACACTTACCGTTGTATTCTGACCAACGATTACAAGTCATCGACAAGGGACATTGTTGAATTCTACAATCTGCGTGGCGGCAAGGAACGTATCTTTGACGACATGAACAACGGATTCGGTTGGAGCAGGCTCCCCAAGTCATTCATGGCGGAGAATACTGTCTTTCTTCTGCTTACTGCATTGATACACAATTTCTACAAGACCATCATGAGCAGGCTTGACACCAAGGCTTTTGGGCTCAAGAAAACGAGTCGCATAAAGGCTTTTGTCTTCAGATTCATCTCCGTACCTGCCAAGTGGATCATGACTGCAAGGCAATACGTGCTGAATATCTACACAGAGAACCGCGCTTATGCAAAACCCTTCAAAACAGAATTCGGATAAGAATCCTTTCTTTCCGGTTAGAATCTGCGTATTTCCTCAAGTCGCATCGTGGGGTAAGGGGATGTTGGCTACATATTGATGTTGTGCTGTTGCTTTTTACTGAAAGCTACTACTTACGACTCATAAATCTACCCTTAATCGTGTATTGGATGATAGTTGCGGATTTTAGGATATATAGATAAAAATAATGTAGAGCAACAACACACGTTTTTTAATTTTAGTCCGTATTTAGGAACTCAAAGTTCTACAAGAGAAAGAGGACCGATTACTACGGCATGGTTGGAGGAGGTATCCGATTCACCTTATCTGGAAGGAGTTTTGCCGGCGGATAGAACAGTTGTATATTGGGTGGATACAGTGATTTCCAGTTTGTCTGCCGAGGCTGTGTGATTGGAAGTAACTGATTAAAAAAGGAAAAGCTCTTTATAAGGGACTGAATGTTTGGAAAGCCCTTGAAGCGAAAATCATTCTTATTGAGATATTAAAGTGCACCCCAGAAGTTTTAGATCTAACTTTTGGGGTGCACTTTATTCAAGGTCCTTTCGGATATTCAGGTGAGTATATTTTCAGCCACTTTCTGATTATTTACGTATATCTTATTGCAAAGCCCGGATACGTACTTCTGTGCCTGTCTCATTTTTCAATCCGTCTTTTATTTTATGGATATCTGTTTCTCCGTAATGATAAGGGTACAAAACACGTGGCTTGATGATTTTGGCTGCCCGTATCGCTTGTTCCGGTGTCATGGTATATGGTTGGTTAACCGGCAGAAAAGCGATATCAATATCTTTCACTTGGTTTAGTTCCGGAATATCCTCCGTATCTCCGGCAATATAAATACGAGTTCCTCCTAAAGTCAGAATATATCCGTTGTCACGTCCTTTGGGATGAAATTTATCCCTGCCGGGAGTCGTATTATAGGCGGGTACGGCTTCCAGTTTGATATCTTTGGCGAGTTGAAGCACATCACCGTTCTTCATCTCTTGTCCTCTATTCAGCTTTTTCCGGCAGTTAGGATTAGCTATAATTTTGGTCTGGTTTGTTTCGATAGCTGCTATTGCTTTGGTATCGAAATGGTCGCCATGTTCATGCGTAATCAGAATGAAATCCGCCTTCGGCTGTTGTGTATAGTCGGCATAATCGGAAACAGGATCAATGAATATTTTTTGTCCTGCATAATCCAGTAATAAGCTGGCATGTTTGAAGAAAGTGATCTTCAAGCTTTTACCATTCTTGGTGGTAAACGAATCCATTTCAAAGTTTGACATCTTTGCTGTCTGATTAATTGGTTTATCAAACGAATGGGAATAAGAAAATCCGTAAGAAAGGCATAATACGAATGCTACTAATAGATTCTTTTTCATATCTCTGCAGAATTTGGTTCCCTGCAAAGATAAACATCCGGGAGGATTTATCGGTTCACATTTGAAATGATTCTCTTCGAAATTAACTTTCTTTTTGTGGTAAATAAAAAGGCACGGAAAATCTTTCATTCCCGTGCCTTCTCTTTGTATTTGATACCTTTACGGTATTGTTATGCGTTCAAAGCCTGTTCGATATCAGCAATGATATCATCCGCATTTTCGATACCTACCGATAGGCGGATCAGGTCCGGACGTACACCGGCTTCCATCAGTTGCTCATCCGTCAACTGGCGGTGAGTATGGCTTGCCGGATGGAGCACGCAACTGCGTGCATCGGCTACGTGAGTAACGATAGCGATGAATTCCAGTGAGTCCATAAACTTGATAGACACGTCACGTCCGCCTTTCAGACCAAAGGAGATGACTCCGCAAGAACCGTTCGGCATATATTTCTGTGCCAGGCTGTAATATTTGTTGTCCGGCAGACCACAGTAGTTTACCCAAGCTACTTTCTCATTTTTAGAAAGATATTCGGCCACTTTCTGTGCGTTACGGCAGTGTTGAGGCATACGTAAGTGCAGTGTCTCAAGTCCCAGATTCAATAAGAAAGAGTTTTGCGGACTTTGGATACTGCCGAGGTCACGCATCAGTTGCGCGGTTGCTTTGGTGATATAGGCGCCTTTGCCAAATGCTTTCGTGTAAGTCAGCCCGTGGTAAGACTCGTCCGGAGTACAAA